GATATAATCAAGTTTGCTTTCGAGTGCATAGATAACGATAATTTAAACTTTTCTACAGCACTTATTTTTAGAGCTTTCTTAGAGGGTCAAATTTCCGATAGTAATAGCGCAGAATATAATACTTTTAAGTATTTAGGTAGAGGGGAGACTTTTAGGACCTATCAAGGATTTGATAGAACGATTGGATTCACATTCAAGGCTTTTGTTCAAAGCAGGCAAGAAATGTTACCAATGTACACTAAGATAAATCAATTAATATCACAGGTATATCCAGACTATTCTCCCAATTATAATTTAATGCGGGGTAATGTTGTAAAATTAACTATCGGTGATTATCTTTATAGAATGCCTGGTTTCCTTGAAAACGTAAACGTAACTATTGATAACAATACTACCCCATGGGAAATATTACTAAATCAATTCGGTGCCGAAGATGATGTAAGACAGCTTCCACACATGGTAACAATACAGTGTTCATTCAAACCAATAATGGACATACTACCTAGAAAGGTTAATAAAGAAAATCCTTTTGTGCCGTTGATTGCAAATAAAGATCGTTTCATTGATCCAACTGCAACAACACCTGCAGATAGACGAACTCTCGTTTCTACAAATAATTCGAATTCTACTGGTCTTGCTACAGGTGTACAGAATGCTAACCAGGGACAGACAACACCCCTTCCCGCCTCACAAGTTCAACCTAGGAGAGGCGGTTTAGGCGGCTTAGGTGTAGAAGATTTCAATCTAAGTAACTCAGTATTAATTGGAGGATAATGCAATCGAGATATCAAAACATACCAGTAACTAAGTTAGATGTAACCGGAAGCGCTTACTATCAAACTAACGTATATCCGACAATACAGCCAACCGATAGTGATTACTATGTTATTACAACTGTAAACGACAGGCTAGACTTAATTGCTTTTGACTTTTATCAAGATTCAAGTCTTTGGTGGATCATTGCTTCCGCAAATGCATTACCAGGAGATTCAATCTACCCGCCTATAGGTGTTCAGCTGAGAATTCCTACCAACATTCAGACCGTACTAAATAATTATAACTTAGTAAATAATGGCTATTAAGTTATCAAATGTTATTGGTGCCCCGTTTAGTGACGACGTACTAAGACAGATAGCAATCAGAGCACGTCGTAATAGTACTTTAAGTAGGTCTGGGGAAGATGTTTTATTTCTAGCCAATAAAACAGCATGGGCACGTCTTACTTCGTCTGTTAATATAGTTACCTTGACAGAGAATGACAGAACTTCTTTTTTCTCTAGATTGAATCTAAGTCCTGGTGAATATCCTACCCCTGATTCATTAGCCCGAAATTGGATACTAGAGGCAGGAACATCAATACAAAATGGTAACGGTATTACGATAAGACAAGGAATAGGAGCAAACGGAGCATACGGCCTCGGAGGTACAGACGAGTTAGGATACAGACCTATGCCCGGTTTAGTATCGGTGCAAATCGAAACTACTGGACGTTTAGGATCCCTCAGGCAAGCGACTATAAACTTTAAGGTCTGGAATATGAACCAGCTTAATATTATTGAAGCTTTATATTTCCGCCTAGGCTACTCTATGCTACTTGAGTGGGGACATACTCAATACTTCTCTAATAAGGATTCTAACAACAACGATATTCCAGGCGGTATTTTCGTTTCAAACGGCATTTACGGAATCGATAACCCTTTCAGTTCGGGTAGAACAAAAGAAATAATTCAGCAAGATATCGCTAGAAAAGTAAGAAAGACTTCTGGAAACTACGATGGAATGCTTGGTATTGTTTCTAATTTTAACTGGTCTTTCAATCAAGAAGGAGGTTACGACTGTAATATAAGGTTAATAGGTCTTGGAGCTATAATGGATTCATTGAGAATAAACCAAGCTTATACCTTACCGCAAGGAGAAATTAAAAAATTCAAAGAAAATCAGAGTGCATTAGAAAGGTTAGCGCAAAGTAATTTAGCAGCGCAAACTCAAGCTGAGGCAGGCGGTACTGAACAATTTAATTTAGAACCGTTACCTAAAAATCCTGCTGAACTTTTTGCATTAGTAGCAAAGTATAAAGGTCCTCAAAACCTCACTTATCAGCAATTCATTCAAGATTATTTAGCTATAGGAATAGATAATTTTCAGACCGGTAAATATTTTGATACGCAATATGTAATTTTTGATCAATCAAGAACTAATCAAGACTTACAAACTTTAGAAGCAGTTAATCAAAAATTTGGAGGTTTATGGGTACCAAGAGGAAACGTATACTACAATTTAAATCCTGCAACTTCTACGTCAGTAACCTTAAATGTAAAGAGTAAAAACGGGAGTTCGATTACAAGTTTCGTAGACGAGTATTTCAGACTTAATCCAAATCAATTAACAGAAGCATATAAGGAAGGAGCCGTATCGTACGAAGCCCTAGCCCTGCTATTTCAACTCCAAACTAAAGACTACGTTCTTTCTGGAACTAACGGACAAGTACAGACCGTCCCGTTAGACAGTATTCTCATCAGTACTGAAGCATCTCGTGTGGGCGGTAATGATAAAGTAGAAAACCAAGGAGATTTAATACTAAGATACAGTATTAGATTAGGTGCTCCTGCAAATAGAGACAAAGAAATTTATTTTAATTTACAAGGCGTAGTTGATAGCCCGGACGTAAATCGTCCGGTAACTAGAAAAATCGCAATCGAAGCCTTAGATAAATGGATAACCAGTGACGGTACAGCTACAGTATCAGAAGTTGAAGCCCCAGAAAGCGAGTTAGTGACGATAAAAGGTAGTTTTCAAACACCAGTAACAGTACAAAATACTACTAAAATAATCAACTGGTACTTTGAAACTAATAACCCCGGGTTTATATTATCTTCTGCTGAAGCTCAAACACCTCAGCCTGTTATCACCCAGGTTACACAAGAGGCTAACACAGGTGATAATAACGGACAGCTAAATCAACCTGACACTCAACAGATCGATTCTGCAGAGAGTTTTCAATCTGCACTGCACGCTATGTTAGCGATTGTACAAGTAGAAAGCCAGATTGAAGCAAAGAATGAATCGTTAAATAAACCTGTAATTCGAGTAGATATTACAAAAATAACTAACGACTTTTATAAAGGAGGTATTTTTGAAAAAGTACTTCTCACTACACAGAGTAATCAGATACAGAGTAATCAATTTGATATAACTCAGTACGCACTAAGAGGCTTCAATAGCGATTTTATCGCATACCCTGATGATAAGATCAATAACGGAACATCAGCTCAATCAACAATAGCCGCAAATGTTCCTGTTGTAAATTTTGCAGATCTCTGTAAAGCTTATGTTGTAAGATATCCGAAAGTTCGTCCCGACGGGTCACTTGATACCGTCCATATTCCGGTGTATATAACGTTTGGATATTTGCTCGCGTTCCTCAACAATATGTGCCTTATTTACGATTCAAAGCAAAAGACTGATTCCTTGCAGGAGTCGGTAGGCACTGAAAAACGTCCTTATGTTTACTTAGATTTTAATCCTGAAACTAATTTCTGTTTGAGCTCACCTCAGCAGCTAACTGTGGATCCTTACACTTGTTTAATTCCCTTTAATTCTACAAGTACCGAGTATAGAGAACTTTTTGCAGAAGGAATAAAGACTGATAATTTTTTTAATCCAGAGAATCAAAACCGGGTTAGTGCTGCATTAAATAATTTTGGTTTATCTTATAAGTCAATCACCAACGTTTATCAAGGAAAGATAATGAATGTTCTCTTGAATATTGATTATTTATTAGGGCTAATTAAACAGTATGCAGGTGCAGATAAAGAACATGCTGTTAATTTACAGCCGTTTTTAGAAAGAATAACTGTAGATATAAACAAGTCTCTTGGTAATATAAACTCATTAAGGGTCGCTTATAGAGACGATGCAAATACGATACAGATAATCGATGATCAGTGGGTACCTAATTTAGACGAAGAGAAATCACTAATAGATAGACCTAAATATCTAGATAGTCTAAACCAATCAAAAGATCCGATTTTATCCGGACAGCTGCCAGTGTTCGAAGCCCCGAGTCTCGGATTAGATCAACCAAACGGAACTTTTAGTATAGCTAGAGAATTTCAATTTAAAACTACACTGTCTACTAAACTAGCAAGTACTATTGCTATTTCTGCTCAAGCTGCTACCGGTTCTGTAAACGCTACAGACCATTCTTCTTACAGTTGGCTTAATAAAAATTATCAAGACAGGTATAAACCTTACGTACAGGATCCTCCAAACAAGAACAAAGGTACAAATAGTAACACAGCCGGAAACGTAGGTAATGTTAACGAGACATCTAACGATCAAAAAGCAGCAGATACTTTTAACACCCATGTGGCGAGTATATATTCAAATCTTCAATTAACTGAAGAGAGGATCGATATGGCCAAGAATTACTACATAGAGAGAATGTCAAAAGTAAAGTCTACGAGTAGTACAACTACAGCAGCCCCTTTCATCCCAGCCGATCTAGAAATAACTATCGACGGTATCAGCGGTATAATAATGACTAATGCGTTTACCATCCCCGAAAGTAGATTACCATTGTCGTTAAGAGCGGAAGACGGGTATACAAAGGTGGGTTTTATTATAACCGGGTTATCACATACTGTCGAAAATAATCAGTGGCTGACTAGGATTAAGGGGCAAATGATAAAACTAAGAGAGGATTCACTATTAAGAAATCGAATATTTACTTTCAATAGAAATCAGAGCGAATTTGCACCCCCAGCCGGTACAGCTGCATCTACTACTATCACAAATACACCTTGGAGTGCTGCATTTATTAGTTACGTCATGCGCCAGGCCGGAGTGTCATTTCCTTCGAATGCAAGTCATGCTGGATATGCGCAATCGTTGAGAACTAATAGCAGGGGATTCGAGATCTTAGATCCTGCTAGAACACAAGTTAAGGTAGGGGATATAGTAGTAAAGAATAGAAGAAATACTCAAGGAGTTTCAAATACCTTAACTTTCAACACTAATCCCTGGGACGGAGCAACTCACGGTGATATTGTAGTAAGTGTAAATAATAATATTATAGCAGCTATAGGAGGCAACGTAAGTAGTACGGTATTCAAATCTAACATTCCCTTAACGAACGGACTATTAGCCACAGGTACAAGTGCTGCTCCAAACTTTTTCGTTATTTTGAGACCTCCTGCTAGCTTCGTACAGGCAATAGTAGATGTAGCTAATAGAGAGTACGAATTATGGACATCGCAAAGATGGGTTGAGTCGACAGTTGCTGCGATTCCAACTTTGCGGCTTTACTACAATACTGTTAATATATTCATATAAGTATGGCATTGAGATACTATCCATCAGCAGCTATAAACGAGAATAAGTACACTTCTGGTAATGAATACTTATTGCCTGATAAAAAACCCTACACCGGAAGATACTATACAATTTATGACGGAAGCTCGTTTACCGGAGTCAACCCTGTATTAGGCACAAACATCCCTTTAACTCCTGTAGTAGAAAGAGAGTCTACAGATGCTTCCTTATTAATTTCAGGACGCCCCCTGTTACCCGGGCAAGTCCCTAGTATAGTTGAACCTTACGCGTTATCAAGAGTACAAAACAGCCAAGGAGGAAGATTAAGGCTAACAGAGTTAGTCCCCTTCTTCCCTTCTCCGACAGAAGAAGATTATGCTAGAGGTTACTTCACTAGATACTTTGCAAAAACTGTCAGTGGACCGGGGTATGTATTTGAAATATCAAAAATAGATTGGACTAAGATCCAGAATGGAGATATCGAAGTGGAAAATATTTTGGGCTATGAGAGTATAGATATGCTATGGCAACTAACAGGTCCTTTAAACGATACGAGAATTTCTCAATATCAGATTAAAGGCGGTGTAGCAACTACTAACAAACGTGTCACAGAAAGTAAAAGTAGAGTGTTTACGGGATTGCTAGAATTTATCGGAGGCGATTATATTAAGTTTGCAAGGATCACTCCTTAGAGTTGGTTGAACCTGTAGAATGTCTTATTTTAAATAAAGGTTATAAATAAATGTTATGTATTACATAGTTGAGACTAAAGAACAGCTTGCAAAGTTACCTAAAACGGATAAATGCTTTGTTGATTTAGTTGCACTTTCCGAAGAATCACATCCTCTTCTTACTGTCCCTTCCGCACTCTATTACAACGACTTCGAAAAAGGGTATATTATACCAATTAATCACTCAGAAGGATTTTCTCTAAGTCTAGACGATATACAGAATTTTCTGTTTGAGATCGACAAAGTTTACCTGCTAGATAAAAAATGGCATTCCTACTTTCTCTATTTGCCGCAAGCCGTAGACCTATACTTCAATATTCTAGATAAAGATGGAGAAATCAAAGATATTCAATGCTACACACCTGTTCATCTAGACTTCTATAATAAGTTCAAGTACTCAGAAGAAGTAAATACTCTAATACCAATATCTAAGCATTACGAAAAGTGTGAATGTATGTTTAACGCGGTAAAAGACTATGCCGGAAGGGAAAGTAATGTAGAATGGCAAAATGAGTATATAAAAGCGTATAAATGGGTAGAAGAACAGGGTCTGACTGTAAATGAAAGGGTTTTCGATAAGTTTTTTGAGCCTACATGGAAGGCTAGATCTGTGAAAGATAACCGAATCTACACAAGCTATAACCTTTACAACATAACCTCTAGGCCTACCAATGCATTTAATGGAATTAACTTTTTAGCCTTCAATAAAGAGAACGGATCTAAGACGGCTTTTGTACCTCAAAACGATGTTCTTGTAGAGTTTGATTTTGATGGGTACCATTTGAGATTGATTGCAAATATGTTAAACGTATCCCTACCTTCTGATGAATCTATTCACGTTATTTTAGGTAGACAGTATTTTGGAAAGGAAGAATTAAGTTCGGAAGAATATCAAGAATCTAAAAAAATAACTTTCCGGCAGCTCTACAACGGGATTGAAGAAAAATATAAGCATATAGAATTATTTGATAAGGTTAACTGGCTACTCGAGGCAGGATGGGCTGAATATAAAAGGAAAGGCTTTCTTGAATTACCAAACAAGCGAAAAATAAAGATAGAAAACGCCAATCCGCAGAAGCTTTTTAATTACTATGTTCAATGTCTAGAGACCGTAAACAATGTAAAAAAGTTAATTGATTTACGCGAGTTATTTAAAGGGAAAAAGAGTAAAGTCATCCTGGTAGTATACGATTCAATTCTTATTGATTATTCAACTGAAGACGGAAAAGGATTTTTAAAGCAGATCAAAGATGTTTTGGAAAAGGACAGATATAGGGTGAAAGCACAAAAAGGCGATAACTACAACTTTTAGAAGAAATTATAGATATTTATTATGGCATACATTGAACTAACGCAAGACCAATTGAAGAATAAGTTATTTTGCACATTTTCTCCTAAAGACCGGCTGGATGACACCCTTAACTTGATACAGGGGGAATACTCTATCATGTACGGTAAGATTTTTGTGTTAGAGTCAATCGATTCAGAAGAGCTTCTCTGTACTTATAATATTGAGATTGAAGGTAGTACTACAAGAGTATTACCGAATACCATCCTACTACATAGAAAAAAAGAGACAAACACTCTTTACACTATTAATAGCCTTAATCTGCTTATTAAAACACTTAATGAAGGAGTTCTCGATACTTCCTTCCGGATTAATTGGCACGATTACAAGAACACAGTCCTCCTCTCGCAAGGAGATGAGCTTAAGAAGCTTTCCACAAAAATTCACAAAATAGTCAACATATAAGTTGATAATTTGTAAATTACTCCTTACATTCTTTTATTAACGTAATTTTTAAACTAAAAACTATAAGTTATGGGTATGGATTTAGGCGCAATCAAGTCTAAACTAAGTGCCTTGCAAAGCCAAAAGCAAGGCGGTCAAAAGAGAGATATGTCTCTCATTCTCTGGAAACCTACAGTAGGTAAGCATTCTGTGCGTATTGTACCTGCGTTGTGGGACAAGGCAAATCCTTTTAAGGAGATTTTAGTTCACTACGGTATCGGTAACCGTACTATGATTTCTCTCGTTAATTTCGGGGAGAAAGATCCAATCGTTGAGTTCGCCAAGCAGCTTGCATCAAGCGGGGACAAGGAAAATTGGATGATGTCTCGTAAGCTCGAACCAAAAATGCGCGTTTTCACACCTGTGATTGTTCGCGGGGAAGAAGAGAAGGGTGTTCGCCTTTGGGAATTCGGTAAGCAGATTTACGCTGAACTTTTAAGTCTTGCTGATGATCCGGATATCGGAGATTATACCGATGTTATTCAGGGTCGCGATATCACTATCGAAACTACTGGACCTGAAACTAACGGTACTTCCTTTAATCAATCCAAGGTACGTGTTCGTACCAAAACTACTCCTTTGTCCGAAGATGCAGCCGAGGTACAAAAGTGGTTAAATAATCAACCAGATGTATTTTCTATCTTTAAGAAGTACCCTTACGACGAAATGAAAGAAGCACTTCTTGGCTGGTTGAATCCAGAAGAGACTACTGACGAGCCTGCTCCTGCTACACCTAAACAAGGAGCTGCACCAGTTGAAAAGCCTGCTTCTCTTTCCCTAAATACTCCGAAGGCTAAACCAAGCATTGACGAGGAATTTGATGACCTATTTAAGTAATTAATTTATGGCTAAACTAGCTAAAGCCTCGT